GTTGACGTTTCCGAGATTTCCCGAAAATTATTGGTTGACGAACCCTTATTTTCCCGAAAGTTTCCAGCCTGAAGCATGGCGGCGCGGTGACACCAGATAATCCAGCCAAGCGCCATATCCCATGCCATGTATTCTCTATCGCCATTTTTTGCTCTGCGGCGATCTACAGATTCTCCGAAACGCTTCTCCATAAATAATTCATAGGCTGCTCGTTCATCCGATACTGCTGCCAGTGATGCCAGCGCAATCCGTGCCAGCTCTTCCGCTTCTTCTGCTGGAAGCACAACGTTGCTACCCGGTCCGTATGTTTCGCGCCAATGCTGGATTGTCAGCAGTCGATCTTTGGTAAAAGTGGTCATAGCTATTTCACCTTAATCTCAACATTTCGCAGCTTTAGCTCTACTGGCAGGTCTGACTTTCCTGTTAATGCTAATGCGAGATTTTCTGGAGTAGTGAGAACAGTTATTGTTTTCCCCCTCGCCAGACGAATAATCATGTGTATCTCGCTATCGTCACATGCTCCTGGTCGAACAATTGAGATTTGTCCGTTCATCTCAC